ACAACTGACCCGTTAGCAGTAGCGGATGAAACGCCAGTTAGACCCGCTATACCAGTTGCTAACGCCGTGGCTATCCCCGAAGAACTATGAGCGGTAGCTGTATGCGTGAAAGGGTTTCCGTTTATCGTACAAGTGTAAGTCGAGGTGTTATTACCTTGCTTAACAAAGACAACAGCTTCGTTGGGAAGCGCGGTTGAAGTCGTGCCCGCCATAGCAACAGTCTTACCTGTGTCAGCGACAAAAGTATAATCAGCAACGTTCAACACTCTGAAGTCGCTTAAAGGATTAGTAGCACCGTTTAGGTACGTCTGAGCGGCTGAAGTTATAGTCGTCGTTACAGCCGATCCATCGGTAGTATTAAAAATGTTTAACGAAGTAGTACCGCCAGAATGATTAAACAACATGACGTGCTTATTCGCTACGTCTCTGTCAAAAAAGCTAACTAAGGCGTCGTTCTCAAGCGTCGTTCCCAACGCCGCTATATGATCGGTATGAGGACGTTTTGTAAGTCCGTCTACAACGGAGCTAAAAGCGTTTACTTGCTCTTCAGCTTGTCCAGGAAATCTTAAATTGTCAGGCTGTTGCGATACACCTTGAACGAGGTTCGGTACAGAAGTAGTAAGTAACGGCATGTCTATCTATCTACAACACGTAATACATCATAGTTATCGAATATATTACGATCTGCGTTTTCACTGTCGCTATCTATCGCTGTAGCTTTTGAGTTAATCTCATCACGAAGCGTAAAGCTCTCGATCTCAGGAGACCCAAGAAAGCGATTAGCAAACTTACGTGCCGCTCGTATCGTGATGTAACTTCTAAATTGTTGTGGTAGTTGTTCAAAGGTAAGTTCAAAAGTAATAGAAACGTCTAGGTCTTCGCCAAAGACGTCGGTATGGTTCTTCCTGTCATACAATGTAGTCCCACGCTGTACGACGTCTATGTCGTTATACTTGTCGATTGGAACGTCGACTTTAAGCGTGTTAGCGGGAAGATTGATTTTATTAGAGGCGTCTCTTATAAGCGCATAAACATGTTCGGTATTAAAGTGCCAACCTTCCGATTGGATTTCTTTATTAACTTCGTCAAGGACGTTTAAAGCTGTCACCACAGACACGGGTACACTAGTACCGCTAATAGTATTAACAGGACTTTCGCCGACTACGCCAATCATTGTGTTGACTGCTTCAAGCTTCGATGTAAGTGCCATATAAAAGGTAAGAATAAAGTTAAAGAATAATCTGATTGCGAGAGAGGAGCGAGGTCAAAACGAAAATTAAACCCTCGCTCCCCTCAACACAACCAAACAAGAAAGAACTACTTCTGCAATTCAATAGCACATTCTGGACGGAGTATTCCGTGACCCATAGCGTACTTTGCAATAAACAGAGTTCCTTGACGCTCCATCTGATACTCGGACTCAGTCGCAAGATCAAGAAGCTTAACAGTTCCTACAGCCGCGGGGTGAGCAACGATACCAAGCGAGTTGGTGAAGTTACCATTGTACCCTACTCCGCCTGAACCGAATACATCGTTAGAAGCGGCTCCGTCACCTGTAGAGGTGGAAGACAAATCAGCCGATGGAAGGTGAGTAGACTTATAGATGCTGATACCAGCAACTTGAGCGATAGAACCAGAAGCAAGTGATCCAGAACCACCGACGTCTTGATTAGACGCAGAAGTCGAGATAACGAGCGCTCCGCTACCACCAGTAATAAGCTTGTAATACTCTTGAGGACGAAGAACGCAGAATCTTCCATCGGAAGGAACGTCGTTTTCATCGAGCTTTTGAGCGGCTGTAAACAACGCGGCAACAAGCTCTGCTCCAGTTGGATCAGTATTGTCGGAGTCGTCAGAACCATCAGCGGGTGTTCCCATCGCGTTAGCAGATACGTCAAGTACTCCACCAAGCTTTCCACCAGTAACGTTAGCTGTAGCTTCACGAGCGGCGGCGATAAACACTTTAGCAATCGCTTCATCGAAACGTTTAGCAAGCGCCTTACCAAGCTCAGAAGCGTAGACGGAACGGATGTCGTAATGATTCTTTACATCGTCGATAGAACTGAGGAATGTCGAAGAAAGAAGTACGTCGTCAATAGTGATGACTTTTTCGTTCTTCTTGATGTCGCTCAAGTAAGAATTACCGCTGTCAGCAATGTTCTGTCCAGGAGTATAGTAGTTAGCGGAAGCAATACCTGTTACAGGAAATTGAGCGCTCTTACCATTCTCGATAGTACGGATAGTATGCAAAGGTTTGAAGACGTTATTTTCTTCAAAGGTCGTTAATATTTCGCCAGCAAATTTCTTCAAGAAAAGAGCATCAACTGCTCCGCTTGAATTAACCTGACCGACGCGTGAGGGAGATGTATCTCCATTAGCCATAATTAAGTTCTCCTATTTATAGAGTTAATATTAGTGTTAGTATTATTAGTCGTTGCTAGTCGGTCAGTTGTCCCGCGCACGGGGCTGTCTTTTGCTTCGTCTAAAAAAAGTGTTATCTTCGTCCTCCAGGCGTGAAGTAAAACCCCACGATCATTGGCAGAACTACGGTCGCTTGAAAGAGCGCGATATGTCCTGTTGTAACAACCAAAGGGGCTTGGCTTGCTTGAAGACTGATGAGTCCGAATAAAAGTTCGTTCCGTCCTTCTCCTGTGATGTTGGTGACGGAGACAAGTGGGACGGTTGGATAAACGGCTGTGATGCATGTGACGAATGAGAGCGTTGACATCCCGATAAGAGCAAGCATACGACGAGTACCACGGACAAAACCGCCAGCATCCCCGCTATTGATAGATTCTTGAAACTTAACTGCTTGTTCATTATTACGTGCCTCCCTTGCCATTTCTAATTCAAACCGATGTTGGCGACCATCTACCAACGCGCCGAAAACGCCCTTTAACACGCTTCCCATAGCGGCACTTCCACCGCCTGTTAAAAAGAGTGTTAAGAGTTCAAACATATCAGATATTGGAAACCGCCAATCGACGGTCTACCTCGGCGTGATACGCCTTATCGCCGCTTTTATACCGTGGGTCTTGCATTGCTCGACTCACTTCTTGCATAGATTGATACGGCATTGTCGATGTACCTGTCGTATTGCCCGTGACAAGCTTTGGTCCTTGACCACCTGTCTCGTTCTTATAACGCGCATACAAACCGCTTACAGCGAGCTTTGCGTGTTCAACAGTTCCATTGTTTACAACGTCGTTAAAAGTGTTCATTTCTTCGTCCGACAGCACTTCGCCCGCCCATTCCGACATAGTATCGTATTCACCATTTGCCGCGCTTTTAATCGTAGTTGATTCGCTGTCTTGTAGAGCCGCTTGACCACGTGCAAAGCTATCGACCAACTCGCGGTTAAGACCGACTTTAGCCAACGCTTCATATGTTTCATCTGCAAGTTTACCGTCATTATCAAAAAATTCCTTCGATGCGTCTGTGATTAAAGTTTGTGCTTCGTTTGATTCCGTCGATGGTTCAGTCTCATTTGTTACTTCTTCTTCGACTTCTTGTTCTTCTGCGGGTCTGCCCATCTTGGATTCAAGTTCTCCATAGGCTTTGACGAGGTCTTCCGCTGACTTAAACTTCTCTGGTAACCATTCTGGGCGTTCTTGCTCGACTTGAGGTTCTTCAACCGTCTCTGTTTGCTGTTGATCGGGTTCAATCTCGTTAGGAGCTTTTTCGTTTATTTCGACTTTTTGGTAATCTGCCATGATTGTATTCTTTCACGTGGTTTGTTTGTGTTATTGTTCTTGTGATTGCTCTTGTGCAATAGCGTTTATAGTCGGCGCTACAGCGGGCGCTCCAAGCTTCATCATCATTTCCTGTTGTTGAGCTTGTTGCATCTGTTGTTGAATTTCTTCTTCCGTCTTAATCAATCCTTCAGTTTCGATTCCCAACGCAGTAGCACGTCGTTTAAAGTAATCACTTACATTGACGTACTGCATAACGGATTCGGGACCGACGACTTGTGACGCTCCAGCAAGGAACATATCAAGACGATTAAGATCATTACCACGTCCAAGCGCTTCAACGCCTGTTACTATGGTAGGTTTAACGATGTCCTTCGGAAGTTTAGGAAGTCGATCCTTTCTGCTCATCCTGTCCATAAGACGCGATACAAGCGGAAGTTGGAACTCCTGTGAAAGTATTGAATAGAGACCGCCCAATGCTGATTCGAGCTCTTGGGATA